TGAAGAATTTAGCAAGTATACTAAGCACGAAGCAAAGATACAGCTAGTAATAAATGAAAATGAGTATGCCAAATCTATAGATAATTATCGGAGTATAGCACACGCTAGATTACAAAGTCTTGATGGCAAGGTATATGAATTGAAACGTAAGGCAGATATACTATTAGAAAAGGGTAAGAGGTCATGAATATAGATAAGTTTATAGAAACGCTAAGTCCAGAGCAAATAGAATCGTTGAAGTCTGCGTTACTTAAGACACAACAAAAAGAAGAATTAGTAGAAGACAATAAGAATGATTTTCGTATGAATAAATCTATAGATAACAAGAACAAGAGAAAAGAACAAGTAAAGGCTAAAGAGAATACCTGGGTAGACACTGGCGAAAAAAGAGATATTACCACACCAGAATTTACCCCAGTAGCAAGAACTAGAGAGGCTCCAGAAAAAATTAAAATTAAGTGCCACATATGTGGCAGAACAACTGAAGTAGATAGTAGATTTGTTTGTGGCGAATTTTATAGATGCAATAACTGCACGGGGTAAAAATGGCAAAACTAAATGATATTGGGGCAGAAAGAGCAGTCTTAGCTGGTATACTTCAACACGGAATTGATGGATACGTTACCGTATCTGATTTAATATCTGTAGACACGTTTGATCATACCAATAATCAAATTATATATAGGTGCCTAGAGCATATTATAACTAACGATCAAAAAATAGATATACCTTCTATCTTCGCTTCGGCAAAGTATCTAGGACTAGAAGACGCAATAAACACAGAGCAAGAATTAAAGTATATCAAATCATTAATGGTATTTCCAATTAATGTAGATAACATACTACCATTTGCTGCACAAATTAAAAAGTTTGAATTTGCTAGAAAGATACATAAACTAACTCAAAAGATACATCAAGATATAGAAAAGATAGATGGAACAGAAAAAATTTCAGATATAATAAGTATATTGGAAAGTCCAGTTACTGATTTCCTAAGAGAAGATGAAGGTGGAGAACATCCAGAAAAGATAGGAAATAAAATAAATGATTACATTGAATTCTTAGCTGAGAACAAGTGTGACATTATAGGTATACCAACAGGATTCCAAAAGTACGATGAGGCTATAGGTGGCGGTCTTAGAAGAAAGTGTGTAGATTTAGTATCAGCTAGACCAAAGGTTGGAAAATCCGTTTTTGCTGATAATGTTGCACTAAATGTTTCATCTAAGAATATACCTGTTCTTGTATTAGACACAGAAATGTCTAAAGAAGATCACTTGAATAGACTTATAGCAAACTTGAGTGGCGTCCCAATCAATGAAGTAGCTACTGGTAAATTTGTTGATAGCAAGGAGAAGCATAATAGTGTACAGGAAGCTGTACAAAAACTGTCATCTATACCATACAGCTATATTAGCGTAGCGGGAAAACCATTTGAGCAAATACTCAATTTAATTAAAAGGTGGGTAGCTCAAGAAGTTAAAACAAATGAATATGGACAAACCAATGAGTGTCTAATAATATATGATTATTTAAAGCTGATGTCTTCTGAGTCAATTAATAATCATATGCAAGAATATCAAGCGCTAGGATTTCAAATTACCTCACTGCACAACCTATGCGTTAAACTTGATATACCATGCCTATCGTTTGTTCAGTTGAATCGTGATGGCATCACAAAAGAAAGCACAGACGCTGTAAGCGGATCAGATAGATTAATATGGCTATGTACATCCTTTAGCATATTCAAGATCAAATCTCCAGAAGAACTTGCAGAAGACGGTCCAAAAGCAGGGAATAGAAAACTTGTTACAGTTGTGACTCGTCACGGTGCTGGATTAAACGACGGCGACTACATAAATATGCAGATGGATGGATCACACGCAAAGCTAATAGAGTTAAAAACAAGAAATGAATTCAAAAACCAGCCCGTTGGAGATGCTGGGCTAGTTGATAAAGACAAAATGAAGAAGATAATAAATGAACTTGCAGAATCTGAAGTCTGAACTTAATGTAAATATAGAGTCAGTGCTTAAAAAACTTGACATGGATTATGAAAAGTTTTCTGACAACATTTACTCTAATTGTCCAGCCCATGAAGAAAGTGACAATCCTAGAGGATTCTCATTTTCTACAAAGAAATGTATATGGAAGTGCTGGACTAGAGATTGTCAAAATGATTTTAGTAATGATGTGTTTGGATTAATAAGGGGCGCATTATCTAAAAAATATGGTTACAATGTTGATTTCAAAGAAATGCTGAAGTGGGTTAACGCAAACGTAAAGCAGCTAGACAATAAAAAGATTAAGCAACCCAAAAAGGAAAACGTAGAAGAGAGCGAATTCTTTGACATAGTAAGAATATTTAGCCCCAAAGCATCACAATCAAACGAAAGTGTCGTAGATTATGAATATACAAAACCTTCAAAGTATTTTATAAGCAGAGGATTTTTGCCAAGCACTTTAGAGTACTTTGGAGTAAGTGACCGCTGTAACCATGAAGCTTTAAAAGATAGGGCTATAATACCCATACATAATAGCGATGGATCAAGCGTGGTTGGCTTATTAGGAAGGTCTATTAAAGAATATAAAGACCCAAAGTTTTTATTTTATCCAAGCGGATTTAACAAAAATCAGTATGTCTATAACTACCACAGGGCATATAATGAGATATGCAAGACTAGAACTGTCATAATAACAGAGGGGCAAAGTGATATCTGGAGACTTTATGAAGCCGGTATTGAAAATGTTATTGGGATTTTTGGCAAGTCTATTATAGAAAATCACGAAGAAATTTTACATAAGCTACCAATTATAAATATAGTCGTAGCTACCGATAACGATCAAGCTGGTAATGAGTGTAAAATAGAAATTTTTCGCAAACTTAATCGTAGTTATAATCTTGTTTTTCCAAAGATATCAGACAAAGATATTGGAGAGATGAGTGTAGAGTTGATAAAAAGGGATTTCATTCCACAAATTAAGGGTTTAATATGAAGATTATAGGAATATCTGGAAGAAAACAATCTGGAAAAAATACAGCTGCCAATTATATCAATGGCGTAATCTTGAAGCAAAGAAACATGATAGAAGACTTCAAGATAAATGACGATGGCGCTTTAGAGATATATACTACTAATAGCAACGATCAAAAGGGGTGGGGAATATTTGATGTTTGTAGAAAAGATAAAGAGTTTGTTCAATACGCAGATCATGAACTCTGGCCTTACATAAAAGTATACCATTTTGCAGACGCCCTAAAGGATATGTCTTCTTCTTTATTTGGATTGAAGACCGAAAATCTTTATGGCACAGATAAACAAAAAAATTCTAAGACACAAATACGATGGAGCGACTTGCCAACTGAAGAGAATAGAGACGGATATATTACATACAGAGAATTTTTAGAATATTTTGGCACCAAGATTATTCGTAAAATCAAGAACGACGCTTGGGTTAACACCACCATTGTAAAAGTATTTAATGAGAATTCTGACTTAGCTATTATTCCAGATGTTAGATTCCCTAATGAAGTTCAGGCTATTAAAGACAACGGCGGCGTTGTAATAAGGCTAACAAGAAATATATGCAAGTCAACAGTAGAGTGCGAGAGTGCTTTAGATAAAGATAAGTTCGATTGGTCAATGTTTGATCATGTGATAGACAATGAAAATTTCTCTATAACAGATACTTGTAGAGAGCTAGACAAAATTAACCATATTTGGAAATCATAATGCTTGTAACATACATAAGATCATCTAGCTATAATAATTACGATTATTGCCAAATGCAATACTTTATAACCTATGTGCTTGGTCATCAAGCTATAAGTGGTAAAAAGGCAGACATTGGCACCATTGTTCATAAAACATTAGAGTTATTAGCATCGCTGAAAAAAACACATCAAGACAGTAATAATAAGACAAAAAAATTACTATTCAATGATGACGCAGTAGGTAAGCTTTCTATAGATAAGAAACATTTATTCTCGGATGATATAATTCCAGAGTTGCTAGATAAAAGTTTTACTTATTATTCAGAAAGTTCTCATCACGACTTCACAAAACTTGATAAAGAAACGTGTGAAACATTAGTGTGGTCTGCCCTTAAATTTAATAATGGTCAATTTGATCCTAGAAATAGAGATATTGTGGCAGCAGAGCCACATTTTGATATACCCATTGAGGAAGATTGGGCTAAATATACATACAAATTAGCAGATGGTCAAGTAATAAATGGGCAATTAGCGATAAAAGGTACTATAGATTTAGTAACAAAGGTTGACGAAAAGGTTATCGAAGTTGTAGATTATAAAACTGGAAGAAGATTAGATTGGGCTACTGGAGCAGAAAAAGATTATGATAAATTATGTTCAGATCCACAGCTATTGTTATATAATTATGCGATTTCTAAGCTATTTCCTGAGTACGAACAGGCTATTATGTCTATATTTTTCATTAAAGACGGTGGACCTTTTTCCATGTGCTTTGATAAATCAGACCGTGACAAATTTCTTGATATGTTAAGAGTAAGATTCAAAGATATTCAAGAAAATAATAAGCCTAGGCCAATATCGGAAGATAGAAGTAATTGGAAATGCACTAAACTGTGCCACTTTTGCAAGAATAAGTGGAAAGATACGGAAGAAAGTATGTGTATTTATATAGATAACCACCTTAAAAAGCATGGCATGGAAAAAACTATTGCCAATTGCACAAGGGAAAACTTTAACATAGGCTTTTACGAAGCGCCGGGATAAGGAGAAAACAATGCCAATACCAGAAAAAAAAGAAAATGAAGAAAAAAACGCTTTTATGTCACGCTGTATGTCTGACAGCGTAATGAATAAGGAGTATCCAAATTCAGATCAAAGGATTGCAATCTGTATGTCAAAGGCTACAGAGTTTTGTGACAAAATAGAAGCTGCTGACTTTGAATTTAATGTTAATACATATGGATATGAAGAAGAAATTACAGAAGATAACTTCGAAGTACCAGCAGAGGCAGACTATGTAGATTTTGGCGAAGAGACAGAAGAGTATGATATTTCTGTAGCAAAGCCTGGACTTTGGGAAAATATACGCAAAAAGAAAGAGCGTGAAGGTAAAAACTATAGGCCCGCAAAGCCGGGAGATAAAGATAGGCCAAGTAAAGACGCTTGGAAGAAAGCTCAGTCTGGCGATGACACGATGGCTGTAGAACAAATTCAGAAGATGCACGATCAATTAATGGAAGTAGTCATGAAAGTTAAAAACTCAACTATGGAAATTGAATTTGAGGAATGGACAAAGGACATGATTTCTAAAGCAGAAATATATGTTCAAAACGTTTATGACTTTGTAAAATATTACGAGCCGGGAAAATATGAAGACGAGTATACCTCAGAAGCCAAATATCAATATAGAGATCCAGACAGTGGAGAAATTTATACGTATAGAAAAAAGGGTTATTATGAAAAAGATGGCAATACTTTAATATACGTTGGAGAGGCAAGTGAATATCAAGGAAGAAAAGTCACTCTTAATAAACCATTTAGGACTCCAAAAGGCCCAAAGAAAATGAGCGTATACGTTAAGAATGACAAGGGTAATGTAGTTAAAGTAAATTTTGGTGATCCTAACATGACTATAAAGAAAAATATTCCCGAACGTAGAAAAAGTTTTAGGGCCAGACATAACTGCGATAATCCAGGCCCAAAGTGGAAGGCGAGATATTGGTCATGTAGGGCGTGGTAGAGCAATTTACTTGCCCGTGTGCTATAATAGTTTGAGTCGAAAGGATCGTTAATGGAAAATAATCTTTTAATTCTCGTCTTGTTAGTTATACTACTAGAAAGTAGTATTGTTGTTTTATCTTATTATTCTATGAAGTGGAGGCGTCAATCAGAGTTACGCCCCCTCTTCATCAGTTACAAATTCATTAAAAAGGAGATAGATATGGGTTTAGTATATGCACTAAATTGTGCTGCACCAGTAGATAACGATGTTATGGAACGTAGATTAACAGTAAAAGTAAATGGGGCTGTCGTAGCCACAGACTTTTATGCCAATACTGTAACAGATCTAGGTGAAAGAACATTTACTCAGGGTGATAATGTTGTATTATCCCTCGTAGATGTAGACGATGTTGGAAACGTAAGTGAGCCAGCCGTTGTGGAGTTTGTTGCAAATGATACAATTGCTCCATCAGTTCCGGGACTAGAAGTTAAATTAGTTCGTGAAGAATAATTTTGTTTTTCTAGGGGGGTGAAATATCCCCCCATTTTATATTGAGGTTATATGTTGAATTGGTTTCCGTTAAATAACTACACTCACTACAGTTTGCTAAAAGGTTTTTCAAAACCAAAAGAATTAGCAAAGCTGTGTAAAGAAAAGGGCTATCCAGCTTGTGGTATTACTGACTACAAGACTATATCTGGATGTGTATCTTTTTATAGGGCTTGCAAAGACGTTGGCGTAAAACCAATACTGGGATGTTCTTTTGATGGATATAATTTATACGCAAAGAACAAAGATGGTTGGCATAATCTTATTGAAATTATTTCATCGATAGACGAGAATGGTAATATAGACAATAAATTTGTTAAAACTATACTAAAGCAAGGTAATCTTATTTATCTTGAGCATAGTGTAGATATACCTACAAGTTTTTATTGCTACAAAGATCAAGCTAATCTACACAGGATTTTGCTTTGCTCAGAATTAAAAACAACGCTTCCAAATATTGCAAAACAAATACGTAAAAATGAACTTGATAATAATATATCTCAGTTTTTTACCAATGAAGATCATTACGTATTGGCTGGAAAACCATCAAAGGTGCTTGAAGATATTTACAACCAGTGTGAAGACTATGATATATTGAATAAGCCAATCCTACCAAAATTTAAATGTCCAAATAATTTATCAGAAGAAGATTACTTAAAAGAGTTGTGCAGAAAGGGTTGGAAGTCATTACTAATCGACAAAGGCAAAGTGTCTGATGAAGTAAACAAGCAAAAGTATTTAGATAGATTCAAAGAAGAGTTTGACGTAATTAAAAACGCAAATCTTTTTGGATATTTCTTAATTGTGCAAGATATAATAAAACATGTTCATGATAGTAATTGGTTGTCTGGACCGGGAAGAGGATCGGCGGCTGGTTGTTTAATATCATATTTAATAGGCATTACTCAAATAGATCCCATTGAATTTGATCTTCTGTTTGCAAGATTTTATAACGCTGGTAGAAATACAGATGACCATATTTCTCTACCAGATATAGATATAGATGTTCCAGCTAATCATAGAGATGATGTTATTAAATATCTTAAAGACAAATACGGTAACGATAGGGTTAGTCAAATGATTACATTTGGTAGACTTCAAGGAAGGAGTGCTATCAAAGAAGTATTGAGAGTAAATGAAGCTTGCTCTTTTGCAGAAATGAATGCTATAACAAAAGTTATACCAAATGAAGCAGAGATATCAGATCAGTTAGCAGAAATGGATGACGATGATAGATCTATTATTAGATGGGCATTAATAAATAATGCGGATGATCTTCAAGATTTTTGTAGAATAAACGAAGATGGATCATTAGATGGAGACTATGCTGAATACTTTGAGCAGGCTATTAAGTTAGAGGGTACTTTTAAAACTCAGGGAAAACATGCTGCTGGTGTTGTTATATCTAAAGAACCATTATACAAAGTATGCCCAATGGTTAAGCAGAAAGGCTCATCAGAAAAAATTGCAGGATTAGAAATGGTAGACCTAGAAGCTCTAGGGCATGTAAAGTTTGATGTATTAGGTTTAACTTTACTTGATAAGATAATGTATGTAGAATATATCACAAAAAAGGAAAATATACATGGCTAATAGAGACTACATAATTTTTGACTTTGAAACGGGATCTCGTAATCCCCATAAAACTCAACCTACGCAAATTGCCGCAATAGCATTAGATGGTAGAGATTTATCTGTAAAGGGTACATTTAATAGTGAGATTAAACCATTATTAAATGACGAAGAGGCTATTGCTGCTGGGCTAGATCCAATAGAAGATGGAGCTTTAAAAGTAACTGGCAAGACTAGAGAAAAGTTAGAAGAGGCACCAGCGTTAAAGTCAGTGTGGAGTAAGTTCACTAAATTTGTTGATCAATACAATTGGAAGGGTGAGCCATTTTTTAATCCTATACCAGTTGGATATAATATCATAGGATTTGACTTAATTATTGTAAACAGATTATGCCAAGAGTTTGGCCCTTGGGATAAAACAAAAGATCAACCCAAATTATTTAGTAAAGTTTATAAAGTAGATTTAATGGATAATGTTTTTATGTGGACTGAAGCAGATCCTAGTGTCAAATCTATTAGTATGGATTCTTTAAGAGAAAAGATGGGATTAAGTTTAGAGAATGCTCACGATGCTTTACAAGACGTAAAGGATACTGCCAATATATTTATTAAGCTTTTGAAAACACATAGAGCGGTATATCAAAACATAGAATTTGATAAAGCTTTTGCTAACGGTAACTTGTATGTTAAGTAAGACATGTATTTACTGTAAGAAAAAAAAGGATATAAATCAATTTCCTAAACATAGCATGTACAAGGATAAGCTTGACATGAGATGTAGAAGCTGTATAAAAGAACACGCATCCATAAGAAGGGATCTACATAAAAAGGCACCAAGTAAACCAAAATTATGCGAATGCTGCAAAAAGATTCCAATCAAGTGGTGTTTAGATCATGATCACGAAACTAATGAATTTAGAGGATGGTTATGCGAACGTTGTAATACGGGGCTTGGCAAACTAGGTGATAATATAGAAGGCATAGTAAACGCATTGAATTATTTGTTGAGTAAAAATAATGGAATATAATGATAAAAAAACGTGGCAGCTTTTTGCTGAAGGAAGAACTAAGGGTATTTTTCAGCTAGAAAGTAATCTAGGTAAATCTTGGTCTAAGAAATTGGCACCAAGCAACCTAGAAGAACTTTCTGCATTAATAGCTATTATAAGACCAGGAACTCTTAAATCTATGTTAGATGGAAAGTCTATGACTCAACACTATGTAGATAGAAAACATGGCAGGGAAGAAGTTACTTATTTACACTCAGCACTTGAAGATATACTTAAACCAACTTATGGAGTTTTAGTTTATCAAGAACAGTCTATGCGTATTGCTGAAAAAATAGCCGGTTTCAATCTACAAGAAGCTGACGTTCTTCGTAAGGCGATTGGAAAAAAGAAGGCTGACCTTATGAATGAAGTCAAAAAATCATTTATAGCGGGCGCAGAGCGCGTTGGAATCGTTTCTAAGGAAGAGGCAGAGCAGATTTTCGGATGGATTGAAAAGTCATCAAGGTACGCATTCAATAAATCACATAGTGTATCATACGCCGCCTGTTCGTATTGGAGCGCCTATTACAAAGCTCATCACACAGACGAGTTTTTCTTATCATATCTATATCACGCTATAGAAAAACAAGATCCACATCAAGAAATATATGAATTAGTTTCAGAGGCAAAGCTCTTTGATATTCAGGTAGTAACGCCTAGTCTAAAAAACTTCGAAGAAAAATTTAACCTAAAAAATGGAAAGATTTTTTTTGGTATAAAAGATATTAAATCTCTTTCTGGAAAAACTGGGGAAGCTGTAGTAATCGCAATACGCTCAGTTGAAGAAGAACGAAAGAAAAAAATAACAGAATTTACATGGCTAGAAATATTACTATATTTTGGCAGCAAGATAGGCTCTACAGCATTTAAATCATTAGCTTCTGTGGGATTTTTTAGGGATTTTAATGGTTCTATTAGTAGAACTAGAGCTTTATATGAATATGAAATTTTTAGGACATTAACTGCCTCAGAGCAAAAATGGCTATCAGAAGAGTATAATACGATGAAGTGGCCTAATTTATTAGAAGCCCTTAAGTCTTTAGCACCAGTAAAAAAACTTGGTGGAGGAACTAGCAAAAAAGAAAGACAGCAAGTTGTAGAAAATGAGATTCAACTGCTTCTTAATCCACCATATGGATTAGAAGATAGTATTAAATGGATTATTGATCAAGAAATAAAGTTTCTAGGTTGTCCAATAACACTAACCAAGGTAGAAACAGTTGATACATCTTTAGCAAATACAACATGCAAAGAAATTATAAATGGCAAAAAGGGTGCTAATATATGTATAGTAGCAAATATAAAAGCTATATCAGAATATACGGTTAAGAACGGCGAATCTAAAGGACAAAAGATGGCATTTTTGACTATTGAAGATGACACATGCGCCCTAGATAACGTTGTAGCTTTTCCATCAGTCAAAGAAAAATATAAGTATATTCTTTATGAAGGTAATAATTTAGTATTATGTTGTAATACAAAAGGTAAGAATGACTCGTTAATCATTGAAAAAATTATGGAGACATAGAATGAATTCTTGTTTATTTACTGGATACTTAACAGAAGATCCAATTGTCAGTAAAATGGATGGAGTTACTTTGGCAGAGTTTATATTAGTAGTCTATTCTTACAGAAAAACTAAAAGTACTGGAGAAAAAACAAAATTAGCTACACATATTTACTGTGAAGCTTGGCACACCGGCGCTGAAACTATTGCAAAGTTTGCTAAAAAGGGAACTAAAATAACCATCAATGCTAGTGCAAGACAGGTAGAAAAAAATGATGATAGAATAGTATTTAGAATTAACGAATTTGATATTTGTAATCTAGAAAATAGAGAATAATACTATGAGGAAAAAAAGAATATTATTTTGTAGCGAAGCTACATTTTTAAACACTGGATATGCTACTTATACTAGAGAAATATTAAACTATTTACATAGTACTAATAAGTATGAGATAGCAGAAATGGCTTCGTATGGAAGTAGGCATGATCCAAGAGGTACAAATTTGCCTTGGAAATACTACGGTGTTGCTCCAGACGATCAGTGTTCTAAAGAAGAACATGATGCTTATAATTCAATTCCCACTAATCAGTTTGGTGAATTTATCTTCAACGATGTGTGTCTTGATTTTAAGCCAGATGTTGTTTGTGACATACGAGATTTTTGGATGTTAGATTTTGTTGAAAGATCTCCATTTAGAAACTTTTTTAAGTGGGCTATTATGCCCACCGTAGATGCTGCGCCACAAGCTCGTCAATGGATTGCTACTTATGCTAATGCTGATGCCTGTTTTACATACTCTGATTGGGCTGGCAAGGTATTAATTGATCAATCTGGTGGCAAAATTAATTACCTAGGTAGTGCGCCACCATCTGCTGATCCAGCTTATAAGCCCATAGAAAACAAAGAAGCATTAAGAGAGAGCCTGGGTTTAAATCCTAATATAAAAATTATTGGCACAGTGATGAGAAATCAGCGTAGAAAGTTATATCCAGATTTGTTTAAAGCTTTTAAGAAATTCTTATCATTAGTACCAGATCCAGAGAATTACTTCTTATATTGTCACACAAGTTATCCAGATCTAGGTTGGGATTTACCAGAATTAATTCAGGAGAATGAATTAGCAAGTAAGGTATATTTTACATACATATGTCCAAATACAAAACAGCCGTTTCCTAGTCTATTTAGAGGGGCTGTAACAGTTTCTCCCTTTACGCAAAAATATGGAGCAACCGTTTCTAGCGTTAAGAATGGGGCAAGTTACGAACATCTATCAATGATAATGAATCTTTTTGATTTATATGTTCAATATGCTAACTGCGAAGGGTTTGGACTCCCACAGGTAGAGGCTGCGGCTTGTGGAGTACCAGTTATGTCCACTGATTATTCAGCAATGGAAAGCGTTGTGCGTCAACTTGGCGGAACTCCGCTAACTCCAAAGGCTTTATATAAAGAGCTAGAAACTGGATGTATGAGAGCGGTTCCAGACAATGATCTTGCCGCTCAAAAGTTCTTAGAATTTTTTCAAAAGACAAAAGAAGAAAGAGAAGCTTTAGGTCTAAGAACAAGAAAATTATTTGAACAGCAATTCCAGTGGCATATTAGTGGCGGGCAGTGGGAAAAGTATTTTGATAGTATAGATATTATTCCAGAGGAAAAATCTTGGAAGTCGCCACCTAGAATTTCTTACCCTGCTAAACCATTAACAGAAGATCAGTTAAACAATGTTTCTAATTATCAACAATTAGCTCAGTGGTTAATAGTCGAAGTTTTAAGAGAGCCAGAAAAATTAAATACTTTTCTAGAAGCTAGATTGATTAGAGATCTAACTTATAAAACATCTACTGCAACCACAGGAGGAATGTATTATAATGAAAGTTCAGCGGCGTTTGATAACAAGCGATTAACACCATTCTCATTTGAGGATGCTTATAAGCACTTTTCATCACTTTGTGAGAGAAGAAATCATTGGGAACAAAAAAGATTAAAGGTTATTAATAAATGAAAGTAATATGTGTTTCAAATTATGAAGATGATTTTACTAATATATATAATATAGTCTATCCACACAATAAAGTTTATTTTGATAGACACGAAATAGATTATAGAGTAGTAAAAACATCAAGTAATGAAACTATGCAGAAAAAATATTGGGAAAAAATCTTCCTAATCAAACAATGCTTAGAAGAAAAAACTCACGATTGGATTTTTTTACTTGATATTGATGCTATTATAATAGATCAAAATATCGATATAAGAAACATCATTAATATGTCTAGGGAAAAAGCTGATATGTTACTATGTCATACTAATTGTGATCCGCGAGAAAGATATTGGAATATTAATATTGGTTCTGTAATTTTCAAAAATAGTTCTTATAGCTTAGGAATTATTAACGAAATGATCCAACAGGGAAAAAACACAGAATTTTTATCATACGAACAGCCAATACTACAACGCATGTTAAAATACAATCATAACAATATTTTAGAACACGCAGAAATATTTCCAGCAGAAGCCTTTAATCACGAAGGTAAGTTTATATATCACGCATGTAACATTAGCTCAACTAATGGAAACTTAAAAGATCAAATTAAATTAAAAGAAGAAGCATTAAGGAATATTATCAAATGAACATACTATATATTGGACATTATAAAGAGGGAAGTGGCTGGTCGCAAGCTGCAATAGACTATATTTTGGCATTAGATGCCGCTGGAGATAATGTAGTCTGTAGAAATATTACGCTAACGAGGGATAATATCGATAATCTTCCTAAGCGTATTTTAGAACTTGAAAAGAAAAATATTAATAATATAGACGTATGCATTCAACACGTTTTGCCACACCACCTAGTTCCCACAGAGAAATTTAAAAAGAATATCGCATACTTTGTTTTTGAATCAAGTACAATAAAACACATACCTTGGCTTGGCGCATTAAAGCAAATGGACGAAGTATGGGTTCCAAACTCTGATGCAAAAAATAGATTAATATCAGATGGTCTAAAAAACGTTAAAGTTTTACCGCACACATTTGATATGATAAAGTATAGAGGGTTTTATAATCATATAGCATTTCCAGATTTATCTACATTTAAGTTCTATACCATTCTAGATCTAAACGAGCGAAAGAATCTAGAGAGTATAATAAAATGTTTTCATTCAGAATTTAAAGAAAGTGATAACGTAGACTTAGTATTGAAAGTAAAGAAATATGGAGTTAATGATGAAGCACTTTTTAGATACGTAAACGAATTCTGTTCTGATATAAAAAAGAAGTTAAGAATACATAAAAATGTAAATAGATATAAGCAAGAAATTATCATATGCGGCTCACTCAATGAGGAACAAATACTAAGTCTGCATAGTTCATGTAATTGTTTTATAAATGTATCTCATGGAGAAGCGTGGTCTATTCCTACATTTGACGCAATGTGTTTTGGCAATACTCCGATTGCCTGTAATGAGGGTGGCCCGAAAGAGTACATAGGCAACGATAAAAATTCTGGCACATTAGTCAATGGAGTTTATTCAGTTTGCTGTCAACAGGATTCCGCTTTTGATTTTATATTTACTGGTAAAGAAGAGTGGTTTGTGCCAAGTGAAAGAGAGATAAAGGCCGCTATGAGATATTACTACGAAAATAGAGATAGTGTTAATAAGGATTATGGATTTGAGCAAGGTAAAAAATTCTCATATGACAATGTTGGAAAACTTATGAGGGACTATATAAATGAGTAAATTAAGTAAGATAATCAGTTTGGCTAATAGTGAGAAGCCAGAAAAATATAGAATACTAACATTTCCCACGCATGAAAGATATGAAACACAGTTATGCAAAACTGGTCATGAGTTTTATTCATTTCATCTCAAGGGAAGCAAGAAGTGGAATAAGGAACAGGTAGAAGTACCAGATAATTACCATATCTTGCCAGAGAACGAAGTGTCAAGTTATCTAGACTTTGACTTTATATTAGTTCAAAGTAAATTCTGGCAATATCAAGTTGCACAACAAATAAACGAAAGACTCCAACTACCAATAATAGTATTAGAGCATACAGTTCCAACGCCCCAAACTATTAGTAGAGAGCAATTTGAACAAATGAGACAGATGATTGGAAACAAAAATGTTTTTATATCTGAATATTCTAAGAGCGCTTGGGGAATTACATATAACACAAAAGTAATACATCATGGTTTAGATACTGAATCATTCAAAAATAACGGATTAACAAAACAAGAACATGTGCTTACAGTAGCAAACGATTTTGTAAAAAGAGATTACTGCCTTAACTATTCTGGATGGAAAAGAATAACTGATGGTATATCTACAAAATTAATTGGAGATACTGAGGGTTTGTCAGAGCCAGCAAAAAGTACAGAAGATCTTATTAATGCATATAATGAGTGTGGCGTATACCTTAATACTTCTACATTAAGTCCCATACCTATGTCTTTGTTAGAAGCAATGTCTTGTGGCTGTGCCGTTGTGTCTACAGCAACTTGTATGATTCCAGAAATAATAGAGAATGGTGTTAATGGCTTTATATCTAATGATGAATCTGAATTAAGATCATACATTGTAAAGCTACTAGAAGACAAAGATTTAAGAAATACTATTGGAAACAACGCTAGACAAACAATTGAAAATAGATTTTCTTTATCAAAATTTATAGACAGTTGGAATGACATATTTGATGAAACTTATGAGGAACAATTATGAAACTATATATTACAAGCGATGTGGGTAAAAATATAAGTGGCTATGATACAATAGCTTTACGTGACGGCAAATTTAATCTTGATGATATATCTAATAATTCATGTGAAGAAATTATATTTATAGATGGACTTGAAACTATTAAAATTAGCGACTTGCAACAGGCATTGCATACTATATTTTCAAAAATGCGCTTTGGCTGTAAGTTAGTATTAAGTGGAGTAGACTTACATACATTGTCACAATACGTATTAAATGGAAGCATAGATATGGAAAATTATGCTAAAGTAATCGAAGATAAAGTATTCATATCAGACTTATCAGAAATAAGAAATATATTAAAGTCTGCTGGTATAACAATAGAAAAAATTAATATGAAGGACATACACTATGAAATCTCAGCAAGAAGAAAAGCAATATCAAACTAATTGTTTAGATTGTGCTTGCGCAATATATAAGGAAAACAAGCAAACTGGTTGCGCAGTTAAAAGACTAGATAATTTTGTTAAAAGGGGTGAGGCGCGAGTTCTAACACAA